GCATTTTGTCTACCATGTCTTGTGCAGCCAGAACCACTTGAGCTTGTTGAACTTCGCTTTCGTTTAGACGTTTCATTGCGCGGCGCAAACGGCTTTCGGCAGCCATCATGGCAGCGCCGGCCACGAGTTTTTGTTCTTCGGGGTTGAGTGTTTGTCCAGCAGCAGATTTTTTAATTGCCGCATCAACCTTGGGATCTTTGTTAGCAGTGCCAGGTGCAGCAGGCTTGGGCTGTGCAGCAGCGCCAGCAACAGGTGCAGCTGGTGCAATTGGCAAATTGTCTTCTTGCAAACGACTGGCCAGCGCCTGTTCCATCATTACCAATTGCAAGTATTTTGGGTCACGCTCGCTGGTATGGCGTGCAGCGGTGGCACGATGCTCGCCCAATACTCCGCGCACACGAGTCAGCATCTGTTTGGTTTGGCCACGAGTAAGTTGGTCAAAACTAATACGTGAACCAAAGTAACTTTCGAATACTTTGGCTATTTGCTTTGATGGCTTAGGTGCCGATAGTTCTGTCAGTTTCATTGTTGAATCCTCTAATCTGTATGTATTTAGCCTGGTTTACACATTTCTCCAGTTCAGTACTTACCAAATTGTACTGAGCTATTTTTGGCTGAATTTTTGTAGTTGCTATTTCGTAGAAATCTTCGCTGCGACTTTGGCGTCCCACGGTGCTACGGCAGTATATGTCAGCAGCCAGTGTTTGTTTTTTGCGGTCTAGAATCATGATCATGTTGCATAGCCCGTAATGATGCTGTATATCTGCTGTACACCAGCTCATGGCCACACGTTTGTTGCTGAAACAGTTTATTTCGCGGTCCCAGGAATACACTCTGGCACAGTCTGATTCAGTCACAATACGGTACTTGCCAAACACAATCACAGCACCGTCATCATCAGTTACTATGATCTGGTTGATATGATGTTTGAGTTCACGTGCAGCCCAACGGTCAAGTTTTTGCTGTTGTTTTTGTATCATAGTGTCCGTATGTAGTGTGTTGCCAACCAGCCTATAGTGCCCAGCAACACACCAATAATTCCTATGCCCCAGCTCAGCAGCTGATCAGTTCTTTTTTGAGTGGATTTTTCCATCATGACACGAAGTGCAGCCATGTTATCAGCTACGTTACCAATTTTTGTTTCCAAAGAGTCCAGTTTGAGCTCCAGCAACTTGTAGCGTTCTGCGCACAGTTCAACGTGGGCTTCCAGACTCTTTTTCTCAATTTCAGTAGTGTCCATTTATCATTACTCCATTGATGTATTTACCGCAGAGAACCAAATGTTTTGATCTGTGCCTGACGTGGCAATTGTGGGAGCCATAGCAGGTTGCTCGGTAAGATTCAGCATCATGGGCACACCTTCGCAATCGCTCTTGAGCCCTGCCAGGGGATCTGGATTGTTGTGCATTTCAAACACAGCCGGAGATTCTGATCTAAATTCAAACTCCCAGACACCGTCCCGATGTTGGGGTACTGATATGTCTTGTGGTTGTGTGCGCAGGCCAATGATCTGCAACAGAGTTTCCCAGTTGCGTTGTTGATTGCGACTGTGATTCCAGTCTGCTTGATTGTGTACCATTTGCCCCACACGATCACGGAATGGTATTTCGCTGGAACGAAAATGCCCAGTGACCCCGGTCTGACTGCAATCAAAAAGTGTGCGGCATGTTATCTTCATTCTAGGAGTATTTAATGCCAAAAAGAAACCCTGGATTTTTTACGTCCAGGGCTGCTGTGGGTCTAATCTGATTACAGATTAGTGAATGTAGCTGAACCGCTAACGTTGCCAGTTGGGATACCAATGTTCAAGCCGCCTGTGGCGTTGGCTGTTTGAGCAGCAGCAACCAGAGTAGCTGTGGTGTAAGCGCCACTTGGGTAGATAGCAATGTTGATAACGCCAGCTGCTGCACCAGCCTGATAAATTGCAATGGTACCATTTTGTTGGACTGCTGTCAACACATTGTTTAGATAACCGTTAACATTGCCAGCGTTGGTC